GCTGTGGCGTACACTAGCAGAGCGTACCTATCCCAAGTCAGCATTGCCTTGGGAGGCAGAAGCATCCTGGGCGGGTCGTACAGAAGGAATGACTCAGGCAGCATTACAAGCATGTGCTGATGGTAATATGTGGGAAGTTTATCCACCCACACCAATGACAGGAGAATGGTTGAGGGAGAATAATTACATTGACTGAAACTTTTTCCATCCTTCCATACATCATGGCAAAGTCTGAGGATGAAGACTTTGAGATCCAAGATGACCTGATGGATTGGATGGACAACTATGCAAGAATTTATCAACCAAATCATCGCAGTAATGTAAATGGATATCAAAGTCCAGATGATTTTTATGAAGAAGAATCCTTCGCACCATTTTTAAATTACATGAGCGAAAGGATTCTTTCTTTGATTGATAAACTTAAAACTAACGAGGAGGCGGACATCAATTTCACTCCTCGTCTTTCTAATATGTGGTTTAATATTAACTACAAAGGATGCTATAACACCTGCCATACTCATCCAGGATCTCAACTAGCAGGAATTTTATATGTGAATACGCCAGATGATTCTGGTGATATTACTTTCATGCATCATGACTATCATAATCTTTCATTGATACAGGCATCTACGAAAGATTTCACTCCTGATGACGGAGATATGCTCATATTTCCCGCTTCTTTACAGCATTCTGTGGGCATGAACTTGCAGGATGAACCTAGATTTAGTATTGCCTTTAATCTTTACGAGTATTATGACTAGCTAAATACTAAGAAGCTCAATTTTCTTTTGTCGTAATGCCTACTCGCATTAAACCAAAAAGAAGTACCACGCAGGGTCAGATTCCTGGTCTTAATGACCTGGAAGATGGTGAAATGGCTATTAATATAGTAGACCAAAAGATTTATGTCCGCGTAGGTAATGATGTAGAAACCGTTGCTCAGGCAGCAACAGGTGCTACTCCTATTTTTACTGAGATTACTGGCCCTTCGACCACTCAGTTAGTTGTTAATAAAAGGTATTTGATGGACACCACTAGTGGAGTCGTCAATGCTACAATGCCAATCGTCAACCTCTCGCCTGGTGACAGTATCGAGATGGGAGACGGCGGACAAAACTGGAATATAAATAATGTTATATTGACCTCAGCTTCGCACCAATTTAAGGATGCTATTGGCAATTTAGATGATGGTCCTGTTAACTTAGATGTTTCAGGTGTGACTGTTATGTTCTTGTGGACAGGTAGTTATTGGAGAATCATTAGCTAATGGCAATCTCACTAAGTAATGCTCACTTCAGTCCGCAAGACTCGACGGGTTACTTTGTATATGCTCTACGAAGAGATGACGATGACATGCTTCACTTTACGAAAGTGAGCACGGCATCAACCACAGAGTCCTTCGACCCCTTCCGTTTGGACGGCACACAAGTCGAAGAGTTCGGTGACTATGATGATTATGTCGAAGAGACTACCGAACAGAAGGCACTCGCCAATAACTTACAAGATAAATATCAGCAGATACGCTTTGATAGGCGAAACTTAAATTATTTCTTAGACACTGATGGATATTTGGTCCTTCAGGTCAATGGAACCCACTCATACTCTGGACCTGTTTAACGAGAACCAACAATGGCAGAATTTAGACTTGGCAGACTGAAATTTAACTGGCGCGGAGCCTGGGCTGCTTCTACTGCATATGTAATTGATGACATCGTTAGATACGGTGCCAATTCCTATGTATGTACGGGCAACCATACTTCAGATTCTGCTTCCAACGGATTCCCTAGCGACAGTACATACTGGTCGCTGCATACAGGGGGTATCGATAACGCTGGAACATGGACTCCTAGTACCGCGTATGTCTTAGATGACATCGTACAAGAAGGCGGTAACCTCTACATCTGTACTGCTCAGCATACCTCTATTGGTGTGCCGAGTTCCTGGTACAGTTCCGACTTCCCCTCTTACTGGGAACTCTTTCACGAAGGTGTCAGCTTTAAGGGTGCGTTCACCACT